TGGTACGTCAAGTGTGGACAGTACTAATGTCAGTCTTGAGTCCAAGCAATAAGATCTTATGGGACACACTATCAATCCTAGGAGTCGTGGTTCCTTGTTTACACAATGTGTTGCAATTGGTAGTGTGTCTCTACCTCTTTAATCTTATGCCTCAACCCTCATACCCTCCTTACTCTGCTGGAGCACTAACCATCCCACGGATGCTTGTTCGGTGGTTAGATGTCAATGCACAGAATGGTCCCCTCACTAGGACAATGTCTTATGTGACATTGCCTATCTTTAACGCTCCAGTGAGTTGGGCGGGGTATAGCACTATTGTCACGACGTTCAACTCAGAAGGTCCTAACAATTTCTCGATTAAGGCATCTGTTGCTCCTGTCAATCCGAACTACACTCTATGCATCTCCTTCATCAAAGGTGGTGTTCTTACTCGTTATCTCTTATGGCAAGCAACCGGGTCTGTTCTTCCGTACAACATACCTCTGTACTCTGGTCAACCGATCTTGAAGAATTTCCGATTTGAGGTATGGTCTACATCACAGGGGAATGCCACTCAGTCTACGGTGATACAGATGTACACCTCTGTTGCTGGACAGACTGACTATCGATATGGTAATGACTTTCAGCTTGTTGGGAATGATGGGCAGCAGACTAGCTTCGGTATGGCTGGTCGTATACCAATCATTACACCAACACCATCTGCCGCCGGATTGCTGTCGTACTTCGCAGGTGATTATGGAGTGTCAGGAAGTGGAGGTAATTCTATCTGGAATGCTACCAGTCATTCTGGTTCTTACTTCTCGTCTATTACTTATGTTGGAGGCGGTAGTCCGATTGAGATACAGGATACAACAATTGCTAATCGGTTTGTTATCACCAATGGTTCTGTGATTGGCAACTCGACTGGTACAATACTTCCAAATACTTTTACCATCTCACTGTTGTTGAAGTTTAATGTGCTCACTCCAATAGGAGTAGTTTTTGCATTCTTACCGTCTGCCAATTATCCATTTGGTACGTCAATAGGTCTTACACTTGATGCAACAGGCAGCAACTTATTGTATGGTGATCCACTTGGAACGACAATATCAGCTCCTGTCAAGGCTGGTGTGTGGTATGCAGTCCTACTGACATATAACCAAACAACTGGTGCTATTACAATGTCTGTTAATGGTTATAGTAACCTAGTCTATAGTTCTGTGTCTGGTACCACCACAATTCTCAACAACATAAACCAGATAGGCACTTATGCTGCTGACGCATTCATCAATGCAAACTTTAGTATTGCAAACATCCTAGTATATAACGGTATATCTGCTGCTATTGTTTCTGGTATACAGACATATTTAACTACTTACTATACTAGCCTCTTTACACTACCACTAACCTTCCCTGTTGGTTCAACCTCAATTACAAATTAACGATGAATACAAACGATTTAGTCGCCGGTCTTGACCCTACGTCCTTATCTACTATCACTGGAGCTCAACTCCTTACGATGGTTGACAGTGCTCAACCATCCTCAGACAGAGGCTTTACCCTTACTACTTTTGATAGTGGACTTAACCTACCCAATGTTCCTGATGCTAGAGCTAATACTGGAAATACGGCTTTTCAACGGTACATCTGGATTCGTGTTCAACCTGCGACAGCTACTGTTACTACATATGTATGGAATCCAAATGGCAATACCGATGCTACATTTTTAAACTGGATTACTATATCTCAGACCTCGTATACTGCCAACAGCATCCCAGGATATGCTTTGATTTCTGTGCCTGCCAATATAATCTCTGGTACCATTCCATACAGTCAAATTAGTGGCATTCCACCTGCTGCCACTGTTAGTGCCGTAGCACTTACTGCTGATGGGTTGATTAATTCTAGCATGTTCTCGCAAATTAGTTTTGTGTGGGGATGTCTTGCTGGTCACGCTGGAACTCCAGGAACTCCTGTACTAGCACCTAATAGCGTTACAACAGGCACTGTTGCTGTTCAAGTTGTATCGGGTAACTATACACCATCTGCTGGAAATATCATTGACAGAACCGTCACCAATATTCAGTTAAGTACACAAAATTCTAATCAGGGTTTATGGTACTCAGCTGGAACTGTTAATAGTGGAATTCACGCACAAACACTAAACTGTGTTGATCCATTGAATAACATATCTGTTCCTGCTCTTTCTGGTCAGGGTCAGGTTTATACACCTGCAACCATTCTAAATACTGCCGGGCCGGTACTGGCTGGAGATATTCTTGCAGTTAACAATACCAAAACTGGATATGTCACTGTCAATAGAGCTATACTTAATCTTCCTGAACCAACCGTAGCTAATCAGGTTCCAGTCTCTACAGGTGCAGGTGTGTATACTCTTAATGCTGGTGCTAATACTAGTGCATTTGGTAAAGTATTACAGGTTGTCATGGTTCGTTCATCTACTTCTAGTTATTTAGCAGGTGGTGCAACGACTACTCAAATCATAGATACCGCTTTACCACAATTTAACATTTCTGCTGGTGCAGTATCTCCAGTGACAACCAAAACTGGATTTGTTCTGGATGGTATTACCTCAGGTTCTGCTAAAATTCCACTCGGGCTTTCTATTACACCAATCAGCAGTTCATCAAAACTCCGAATCAAGCTCAGTATTCCATTGATGAATGGTGCTGGAACTAAAGTTGTTGCTGCTATTTATAGTATCAATCCAGCCAATATTACAAGTATTGTTTCTGGTGTTGTCACATATACTGGAAGTGTTGGTCCACTAAATCCAATAGTGGATGCTGCCACTGGCTATACTGTCGGGGTAAAAAATGCTTATGGTAACAACTCATACGAGAACGTATATGAATTTGAATGGGTAATCACACCGTCATTTGCATATGGTTCTACTCCATATGCTGCTGGTACTGTGATGAATTTAATCGCTTGTGTGGGATCCACTGGAGCAGATGCTCTTGGCATTAATTCTACCTCTGTCAGTGCTGCTACGCCAATTTTTGTTGCTGGTGCTATTGCATCTACTTTATCTGTAGAGGAAATTATTGCTTGATTATCTAGTATGAAATTCAAACAGACATCTTTCAATGGTGGTCTTAACCTTCTACTTGACGACACTCGTCTTCCTGTGTCAATCAAGTACAAGGAAGGTGATAGTCCTTATGATATTACGTTCGACCAGTATAGGTTTGCATCGAATGTACGTTCACGGTTTGATGTCTGTACTCCAATTGCTCAGTCAGTTGTATGTCTAAGTGCTCCTGCTGGGCTTAAGCAAGGTATAATCCCCTTCGGGCGGTATGTGATAGCATTCATTGCTGGTAGTGCTTACTACTCACAAGTAGGCACACAGAATTGGGTTGAAATAACGGGGTTTGCTATGTCAACTACCGCCCCGAGGTATTGGGCTATCTCCATCCCACTCAACTGCACTAACTATGGCAGACAAGCAATTATACCAGTCGGTGGCAGTACTTCAGCAAATGCTGGTATTACACAGACACCAGTCAATCTGTCAGCATCTGCTCAGTTTGGTACTGTCCCAGGACTCTTAGTACAGGATGGTACCAACCAACCTAGGTTCTTGTACATTGACAGCAATAATATCGTTCAGTGTCGTGTTACACAAACGTATCAACAATGGACTGCTGTGTACGATGGTAGTGGTGTTCTTACGACAGACTTAAGAGAGTATGTTCCTGTCGGGACACTGATGGAGTTCTACAATGGAATTCTCTTTGTTGTTGGGTCAGACCTGACATCTCTCTACAGGTCAGTCTCAGGCCGTCCGCTTGATTTTGTTGTCAACGTAACGACGGCTGGACAACCTGGCGGTGACGCAACTACTACCTCTTACTCTGTTGGAGTAGGTGGTATTACTGCTATCAAGGCAATGCAAGGTAATGTTTTATTTGTTGCTGCTGGTGGTGCTACTTTTCTTGTCAGTCTTAACCAGACTCCTAACTCTCCTACGGTGTTTGGCGAGTACACGTTCAACAGACAGATTCTTTTCTCGTCATCCTGCATTGATGAGAAGGGGATCATAGACATCTCTGGACCTATTGGTAGTGGAAACTCTCAAACAGCAGGTGATACAGTATTCATTGCTGCTGAGGGGTTGAGGTCTTTTAACGCAGTGGAACAGCAACAGAACGAGGGGCGGAACTCTGTGTTTTCATCTACGGTACAGTCCTTGTTTACTGGAATAACACAAGTGACACTTGCTTGCTCTGCTGTTGTATTTGACAACTATGGTATCTTTTCTGTCAACACAACAATGGGGTTTGCACTAGTAGTTTATGACGCTATCAATAGTTGCTATTCGTCTGTTGACTTCAACTCCCTGAGTGGTGCTGGCGCTAAGCAGTTTGCTGCTATTACAATTGGAACACTTGCCCTGTACGCTATTACGACAGATGACAGGATTGTCCAGTTGTACTCTGCTCCTACTGTAGAATCTGGGGTTGTGCGTCTCGGATCTGTCGCATCACAAGATCCTGAGAAAGAATTGCAAGTTATAGATGTCAGGGCAATCTTCACCAATATCACCAAAGACTTCTCTGTCACTTGTCATCTATTCGTGAACAATAGATATGATGGCTCTATCACAGAGAAACTCAAGTATGTTCCGCCCGCCAACACTTACACCGGTCCATCAATAGGTTTAGACGTTGGCACGCAAACTAACTCTATACGATTTCCTTTTAACTCATCACAAGGGTGGAAGGCATTCCCTGTGATTTCTTGGACTGATGGAGCATCACTAACATCTGTCTCTATCAGTACAAAAGATGTTATGCCACTACAACCTCTCCGCACACAAGCAGTCGTCGATCAATCATAATACATATGCCACTTTCCTACATACTAATGCGTACAGGTCAGAAGATTGGGCTTAACCCTGCTGACAGCACACAGAGAGCACTTCTCCTTAACTATGTCAACGAAGCTGCGAGAGAGTTGTATGACCAATCTGACCCTCCTGGGTCACAGATGGAGGAAGTGTTTAAGGTCAACGGTGACCAGACAATCTCCTGCCCTCAAAGAGTCGGACCTTTGCGGGGGGTAAGAGAGTTAGACAGTCAGATTACTTGGTCGATAAACAAGATGCGTCCAAGGTATAATCAGTTCAACTGGCCTGATAGTTGGAGGAACTTGAGGTTGAAGAATGTACAGGCACTTCAATGTACTGTGACCAATACGTCTGTTGGAGTGATTACTGTTCCGTTTGTTGAGAATCCTCCTATCAAGATCTCTGTCTCTGGCCCTACTGCCTATGCTACCAATGTGTCAGAGACTATTGTGATGTCCTCTGTGTCTGTTCAAACCATCAACCAGTACAATGACTTCACTTCTGTGAAGAAAGATAGAGTTAATACTTGTGATGTGACTCTCTCTGATATTGATGGGAAGGTTCTTACAGTCATCCCCAATAACCAACTTGCTGCTCAGTACCAGATTATTGATGTCTCTCAGTGTCCTTGGCTTGCTACCTCAACAAACGTGATGGAACACTATGTTGAGATCCTCTACAAGCAAGCAAACATAGAGTTGTCAAATGACCAAGATGAGTTTGTGTTTGGAAAGATCTATGATGACATCATCGTAAACAAGACTCTACAGATCTACTACGAAGAAGTCAATCCTGCAACTGCGATGGCTTATGATGCTAAAGCTACCAGGTCACTTGCAAGAAAGACAGAGGATCAGAATAGAGCTACTGAAGATGTCATTGCTACTGTAGCGAATCCTCATGATGTTCTACTTCCACGTGTCCGGGCAGGAAGAAGGAAATATTACAGGGGGTATGGCGGTAGAGGATATGGTTATTAATATATGAACACCTACGAACAACTTGCAAAGGAGAGAGACTCTCTAGCAAGAGTAGTCAAGGAAGGTCGTAAAGGGACAGTATACCATACAGTAGCTGTAAAGAGGTTGGAAGAGATCAGAAGAAGAATTAAACAAACAGTAAAGGACTACAACCAAAATGAGCGCAAGAAAGTATAGAGTGCCAATTGGCACATTTCATGCTACGTTATGTGAGATGACACCTACGTTCAAAGATCTTCTTGACTTTGTGATGGCTAACAAAGGGCAGGAGATCTTTGAAGGAAGGACTGAATTGGAGATTGCCTCTTTGTTGAAGAAGGGGATTGATGAACAGTCTATGTACTTTGAACAGGGACTTGACGGGAAGATTGCTGGGATGATACTTGCAGAGTTTATCCCAGAGAAGAAATTGTGTTTCGTCACATTCAACATGGCAATGTCTCTTGAACGACTTGGGAGGTTTGCTGCCAAACTCAAAGAGAGACATCCAGATTTTACACTTGCAGGAATACGACATGGTCGTGCAGTCTATTACAACACTAAAAAACTTTATAGGAAGCTAATATGATTAACAATTTCAAGGTTGAACAGAAGATGGGGTTAAGGTATTATAATGGAGGTGCTAGTGATGGTAGTACACAATCACAAGGTACTAGTTCTTCGCAGTCAGGTGGTATGAGTCAGTCTGCTTCGCAGGCTCAACTAAACCCAACACAGTTGTTGAACCTATACTCTCAAGGTCTTCCTTCTATGTTGAACACTGCAAACAAGGCAGTGCAAAGTACCGCTGCCGCCCCGGCATTGAACGCTGCTACCACTGGGGCAACCAATGCAGTTAATGCTATTAACTTAAATGGTCTTTCTCCAGGTGAGGGTAATGCTGTAGAACGGTCTACCAACCAACAGAATCAAGCAACTGGCAATCTTGGAGTCAACAACCCCACCAACACAACTGCCAATGCTATGAACTTTGGTAATGCGTTTAACAATAAGATTGGGCTGATGAATCAGACAACAGCCAATGCTGCTAGTGTTGCAAATGCTGGCAATACTGCTCTCAATACAGTTGGCAATGTGTTTGCACCTCTTGCTGCTAATGCCAACACCGCTGTGTCTAATTCTAACTCACTGTACGGCGCACAGAGTGCAGGTCAGAATACTGGTTCTGGACAGAACTCTTCTGCACAAGGTGGTATTTGCTACCTAACTACTGCTTGTTGTCAATACAAAGGTCTTCCTGATGATTGCGAAGAACTCACACTCCTCCGGAAGTTCAGGGATGAGTTTGTTCCTAAAGGGCTAGTTGATGACTACTATGCAATGCAGAATCAACTCCTTCCGAAAGTTCAAGGTAATGCAGAGACGTTGGAATATATCTGGCAAGTTGTCAGG